TCTAAGTCTGATGTAGACCTCATTGACCAAATGTTCCGTGACACGTCAGAGTAAGTAAGCTTATGTTAGCACTACAATCGTTAGTCGGCCCAGTAGCCGGACTCTTAGATAAGTTCATAGAGGATAAAGATGCTAAGAACGCGTTAGCCCATGAAATAAGTACAATGGCAGAACGCCACGCACAAGACTTAGCTAAAGGGCAGTTGGAGGTAAACAAGGTAGAGGCTGTCTCGGCTTCGTTGTTCGTTGCGGGTTGGCGACCAGCAGTGGGGTGGGTGTGCGTGTTAGGTATGGCCTCAAACTTTGTGCTTATACCAATGGGTAACTTCGTATTGGCCCTTGTCGACTCGACAATAACTATCCCTCTTATCGACACGTCTACAATGATGCCCGTACTTCTTGGTATGTTAGGCTTAGGCGCTATGCGGTCTGTGGAAAAGATCAAACAAGTTTCTAGAGAAAAATAATGAGATTAGCTGCATGAATACTCCTAGCGGAAGATCAGAAAAAGACGACAACTCGTGGCACTTTAAAAAGACTATAGATGTGGGACATGTAACAACGACTGTTATCTTGGCGCTAGCAGCTTTTTGGTGGTTTGCGAATCTGGACAAACGGGTAGCACTGCTTGAAGCCCCTCACGATGAGATGCGGCAGGATATAAAGGACATTAAAATCCTGCTAGGCCCACTGCCTATGTTTATGGCTACAAAGAATACTACTGATACAGAGCAGGACAGAAAGATATCAGTCCTAGAGCAAAGGGAGTGAGGGATTAGGATTCCCCCACCGAAGTGGGGGGTATTGCTCTGGAGAAGCAAAACATCATACCAAAGAGTTCAGGCAACCTACTAAAGGTAGTAGGTAGTACGATGTTGAAAGGAATATATCACATAACCCGCCAAACACGAACTCCATACTTACCTTTGTCAATGCCTATCCTAGCGTCTATATACCAACCACGACTAGCAGCTATGTGCTCAAACTCTTTAATAGCTTGGGGAGCGTCTAGGCAAGGGACGAAAACTGACGCCCCCACCGAGATATCCCCCCACGGTACAACAATCCTTATCCCATCAGGACACAGATCAAACGTCCGTATCACCCCCCGCGCCATTGTTACTCCCCTCTTTGAAGTCTACCACCCACACCATCATGGGATTAATTTTAAACAGCGTACCTTTAGCTAACCTCACGCTCTCCTGCTTCGCACCCATCTTACTTTTAAGGTCGGCTGTGAACTGAGAGTAGTTGATTTGCTGCTTACCACACCACTTCCGAAACGGTTTCGGCACTAGAAAGAGCTTCTTAGTGTCTGTCTCATAACGTGCAACTAGCTGTCCCCGTGGACTTAGTTCAGGCTGAACAAGCTCGTCAGCCCCTGCCATTGGTGACCTAGCGTCAGCGGTAGACTTTATCCTCAAGATGCTGTTGTAGTTTTCCGCCAAGTATTCGTTTAGCGTCTGGTCAAGAGATATCGACATAGCTGCGGAATACCCCTTATTATCCTCCAACACACCTTCGATCCAAGTTGTCATCTTAGGCATACTGTACTTCAACAATCCTATCCTTACGCAGATTATACCTGCCGTAATAGTGGCAGCGGCCCCGCCTGACCAAAAACGATTCTCGGATTTCAGCCCTACTCTCTTATCTATGTTCGCCTGTACTTCTTTTAAGAGTGCTTTAACTGAATCAACATTTTGCAGTATGTACTGCACGAACTTAATACCCGCATGACCGTAGTGTAGTTCTAGGTTATCTCCAAACGCATCTGTCTCAGCTTTTGAGTCTGGACTTGTAAACAACTTATCAACCCGCACTTCTAATATCCGTTGAGCTTCCGCACTAGGGTTCTCTTTCTTCAACTGAATACGTTCGATGATACTAGTGTTTCCAGTGGTTACCGCGAGTAAACTCCAAGGTTCTCCACGGGGTCGTTCCGCGTTTGCTCCACTCACCATCCGTGCTCTCTGCTTACCAGAGGTGAACTGATAGGCTAAGTTACTAAGGTCTTCTGGAGTCGCGTTCGTTAGCTCGTCAATAAACAGCGGTAAGCTGTGCAGTATTTCAGACCTTAACATCTTACTGTGATGCGTATCCCTGTCATCAAGTATGAGGTCTTCAGGGTTACCCCATATAGTAGACGCTGCTTTCAACGCGGTGGTCTTACCTAGACCTGACTCCTTACTATGTAGGTGCAAAGCCGAACAGGCTATCCCCCCAATGAACTCCATTAAGACGGAGCCAAACCCCATACATACTATGTACTGGTGCAGTTCAAACCCATCACGGTTGTAGAACTCCATCAGCTTCTTCCATTCCTCAAAGTCTCCCCTCGGTTCAAAAGCGGGAAACATCCCAACCGTAGAGGCTGAGGGAGGATTAAACTCCACTGAATTTGCGTAGATCTTCTGGTTTCCTAATATGAAACTTGTTGCCTTATCGGCCCATCCAAACTGTCTATGTGCATTATCTGCCATTTTCGTATCCTGTAATTGGTTAATCCAAGCCATCATGTACTTCATTAAATCGTCAATATTCAGGAGGGTTACCCCCTGTTTTGCCATCTCTTTTCTAAACTCATCACGAGATGTAACTGCGGTAAGGGCTATTGTGAACTCCCTGACCCCATCCTTCGGCATGAGTAGACGTATTACTATCGCCTCCCCAGCCTCAAAATCCATAATCCTCTGCACTACGTAGATATCGTTGCGGTATATCTCTTTCTCTTCTACATCCCCATCCTTATCTCGCGTCCGTACATAGACCCCACCACTAGCGCCCCGAATGTAGGGCTTAGGGAACTCAGGTATGGTGTATGTAGTGACCGGGGTATTTGGTAGGTTGTATGCAGGAGCTTCCACCGTAACGATATTATCTTCTGCTGTGGCCTCCCTAATTGACTGCCCTATATATAAAGGACTACGGAGCTTACCTCGATTAGGGCAAGCCCTGCAGACCTCGGGGTTAGCTGCTTCAAACGTGTTACATGTGTACCGCTTATCTGGAGTCAGGTTGTCCCATTTTGAGTCAGTTTCTTGAGGGTCGTACCCCTCGTAACCCCTAGATATCTTGTGCGCTCTCTCCCTTGTTCCATCACTACACGCTTTTAATATAGACAGCACCCCACGCCACACGGGTTCAGCTACCTCACTAGGGTTGTTGAGCGTGTTAGCTATCTGCAAACAGCCCTTACCATTATCTGATTTAGCTAAGATATCTCTGAACTTGTACTCGCGGTTATCAAGCGCGGCAAGCATCATTGGGTCTGCACCCTCCACTCTTTTAGAGGGAACTGGTATTACATTAGCGCCAAGTAACGCACTAAAGTTATCGAAGTCGACGGGGGGTACAGAAGGACTACCGATAAAAGTTACTTCAACGGGGGTGTCCGGTTTGTAGTTATGTGTTTGAGGGACGCGCAGTACACGTGCGGCATCGGCGGTAACTGAGGGATCGGCCTCAAAGTTGTTCTTGTTACATAGCGCCTTTAAACGCTCCGCAACGGGCAACCAATCTGCAAGGCAGACGGCTTCTTTTAGTATCCAGTAAACGTGTACACCACGCCCAGAGTTTATAATCGTTGGACGTGGTAGATCGTTAGTAGAACAGAACCGCATTAGGGCTGATATAGCCTCCCCTTGCGTGGGGAACTCTTTGGTTGGGCCGCAGTCTAGGTCTAAAAAGAAAGACTTTACGTTCTTTACATTATCTACCTTGCGAGAATTTATCTCGTTGAACGTGGACAACGCAAAGTAGACGTTAAACCCTTGGCTATCTAGGGACACTGCACTATCAATTAACGCGTCAACCGAGGTGAAAAACCGCTGTACGCGCCTATCTGTCTGTGTGTTTGATGCGAAAATACAATATAGTCCATCCTCTGCTAAGGCTTTTTCTAGAAATATTTTTGTTTCCATAGCTTTCCCAAAACCGAAAGTGACCACGGCAGGGGTAAACATCTACCCTTTTCGATAATTCTAGCCGTGGTGTTTTAGAGTATAGGCTTCTGCTATTAGAAGCCCAGCAACTACCCTAGATTAATCGTCCCAGTTGGCAACAAGAGCACTAAGATCAACTTCATCTTTAGGTGCAGGAGCCGTCTTGGACTTCACTTTCTTCTTTGGTGTTTCTATAGGTACTACCACTTCCGCTACTTCCGCTACTTCCGCTACTTCTGGCTCTTCAACAAACAGGTTATCAGGAGCTTCGTCTGCGGAATCAAACCCCGAGGTAGCCTCCCCAAACGGTGACCCCGTATCAAAATCACCATCAGTAGCCTCAAACGGAGATGCTGCTTCAAGTGGTTTGTAGGTCAGAACCTGCACGGCACGTATTCGTAAAGACACGCCCGTCCCGATACCACTACTATGGTAGGGTACAAACTCTACGAACAGGTTAGCGGTACTGCCAGAGGTCAACTGAAACCCCGACTCTAACGGGTTATTCTTAGCATCGAAGTGCCTAGGTGGCAGTGTCGCTTGCTTACCATCAAAAGATCCCTTGAGGTTACACTTACCTACATACGCTTCTTCCTCCCTAGAGAAAGGCATAGGTACTTTTTCGGGCCAGCTAGACTTCCGGGCAGTATTGTAGGCAACAGCCATCTCTCCCATCAGGGCCGTGGCGGTATCCCCATCCATCACGAAACTAGTCTCGTACTTAGCGCCAGTTTCTATAGGGTCGCACGGGACGCTCCTATTCTCCGCGTTATCGAACCTGTATGTCTTATCAAGACGGGGGTATAAAATGCTAACTTTCTTTATGAGGTAACTCATATGTGTCTTCTCCAATTTAGTTTTTAATTGTGAAACCGTCAGTTACTGCGAACGGGGAATCATTTCTATCTTCTACTAAGGTGATATTTAATGTTAACGCCTCAGCAGTATCCTCGTGATTCATCGTCCCTTTGACTGTCTCTAGCTCCCGCTCTTCTAAAGGCCGTACTGGCTTAAAGAAAAGTTTCGGGGTGTTGCTCTCAGCATCAAAATACATGTCTGTAACCAGAGCAACGAAAGGCGTTTCCCTCGCCTCAAGGTATCGTGCGTAAGCACGAAGGGGCATACCCCCCTTTACTGCATCCCCAAATATAGAAGTGGGAGGTAGCTGTAGCTGGTAAACTGTTTTCAGATCACCCTCTAGAACAAGGGCTATACGTTGTACAAACCTACATGCCCGTCCTGTACCCCTACCTGAACCCCTAATGTTTTGGGTACAATCTATACAACGTCCCGATTGCCGTTGATCATCTGGCACATCTAACGCTGGTGTCTCCGTATCACTCGACCAACAAGTAGGCTTAGATACCCTCTCCGAGCTATAAGCATCTGCGTAGTACATACGTGATACGAAGGCTACACCTACAATCACTATAGGTATGCTGGTTAACCCTTGAGTAGGTACCCCACTAAAGGTGTTGTCGCGGATACTAATCCTGTTCATACGTCATCGTCAGATTCTGAGATATCCCCCCATGTACCTATGTTATCTGCCGTTAAGATCTTACCTCCCTCTTCATCCAACTCTTCGACTATTTCAGGGTTAATAGTAGTCACCTCTCCAGCCTCACCTGCTAACAACGCAGCTTCAACTGCGGGGAGGTTAAACCTGTACGTCTGTTGGATATGTACGTAGGTATCTTTAGGGATCTTACCTTGGTTTACCCAAGTGCGGATTAACCTCTCTGATACCTTAAAGTGGTCAGCCAATACTTTGACGTTAACGAATTCGGTTGTCATAGTTACTTTTTCCTTACTGAAATTGTGTATGTAGAGTTAGAGTTAAGCCCTTTAGGTAGCAGGTCAGGGTTATCCTCCAAGAACTCTCTCATGTGTTTCTGGTTAATCCGCTTATCCAGTAGCGAAGGTTCCTCATGCTCAAGAATAAACTTATGCATCTGTTCCCAATCGCTAGTCCAATAAGTCTGCTTAACCGTACGGTAAAACAAACCCTCCGCAGTTCTGACACTATCGACCCCATGCTCTTTGCAGTGAGCTAGTAACGCCGCCCTAACCGCATCAAGTTGATCTACAAGTACCGTATCCTCTGCGTCATAGGCCTTCTTAATTTCTGAACGGTGGTCGCGTATCTTGACATAGGCTTTCACCAACTTGTCTAGAGACACATCTGGCAGTATGTTAGTAGCAGTGTTGCTCATTTCGCCCTCCTTTACTTATCGAACGACAGACTATAATGTATGACGGTGAACTACGCAAGTATATCGTTGTATAAATCTATCATCTTTGTATGTATGTTGATTTTATTGTCTAACATAGCGTAAACACGTTTTTCTATGGCTGATCCTTCCAACTGTACCACGGTGCATTTGTGATCTTGCCCCGCCCTATGCACTCGTGCGTTAGCCTGTAGGTAAGTTTCTAAGGAGCTAGTCGGCCCCCACCAAACTACCGTGTTAGCGGCGGTTAGCGTGACCCCATGCGCAGCGGCTTGCGGCTGGATGACCAACACCCTAGGGTTATCGGCTTTCTGGAATCGGCTAAATATTTCCGTACGTTTAGGGGCAGGTACATCCCCACGTATCACTTCAGTTGTTATGCCGTCCGCTTCTAGCTTATCTACAAGGATGTCTATAACGTGTTTAAAGGGTACGAACACCAACACTTTCTTACTCGACTCATCAATCACTTCCCGCAGGACGGTGTATCGGTGCGTAATATCAAACTCTAACGTGTCTCCACTATCGGTATAGACTGCCCCGCATGATATTTGCAGGAGCTTATTCATAGCAACTGCTGCGTTAGCCGCGCTAACTTGCTCACCCCCAGCGTCCATGACTAGACTATCTTTCAACAGCTTATAGTATTTATTCTGTTGCCGGGTTAGTGCCACCTCACGCTTGACGTACACCATAGGAGGTAGGTCTAGGCACTCGTCTTTGGTGTACCTAATAGCGGGTTGCAGCACTTGGTACACTGTTTCGGTTGCGTCTGGTTTTGGTACCCACCTAAAATTGGTTACCTTGGTCATCACACGATCTCTAAAGGCTCCCGCAAACCTAGGAACGGCAGTGGGGTTGACCAACCTCGCTAGCCCAAAAGCATCCACCGGACTTTGTGCAGCGGGGGTTCCTGTCATCATCCATAGCCACGGTTCTGCAGCCATCAACCGTTTAAGCGCCTTCCATCGTTTAGTCTGCGCGTTCTTGTAGTGGGTTGCCTCATCTACAATGATCAGGTCAAACCCCCCTTTCACTATGGCATCTTCTATTATATGCACACCGTCATAGTTGACCACTACGTACTCAGCACCACTCTCTATAACTTCGGTTCGCTTCTTCTTAGAACCATATGCCACGCCTACCTTACGGTGCATGGCAAAGGTAAACAGGTCGTTACGCCAAGCCGAATCCATAATAGATAGAGGGCATATCACGAGGACTCTGCGTATAGCCCCCACGTTCATTAGATAATCTGATGCCCAGATAGCACTCGCGGTCTTACCTGTACCCTGCTCGTTGAAGCAGAAAGCACGTTTGTGCATGGTGAGGAAGGCAGCGGTAGTCTTCTGATGGTCGAACGGGGCGTGCTTACCTGTCCACGTGTACTTACCCTCGATAGGTGACGGGACTTTTATATTAAGGTTCTTCAGGACGTGGGCTTCATCAATACCCCACTTAACGATGACTTGATTATTAGGTAGTATTGGCTTCTTGGTATAACAGCCGTTACTTTTGCAGGGTGGCGCAGTCGTAGCAGCACCGCTTTGTTATCAACGATTTGCATATTTTCTCTCTTTTAATTCGCAACGCGTTGACGTGTTATGTGTATGGTATACATAGGGGTCTTTTACGTGTTTATCATAAACGGGTATTGTTAAGTCTTTCAATGCCTGTATAACTTTTGGTTTTTTCGAGTCTCCCCCAAAAAATAGTTTTGGGTTAGCATCCTCATCTAAATCAGATTCCTCTATATGTACAGTCAAGTCATCCATATAGAATTCTGTAGCCCCACGCAAATGAGTCTTCACTGTACTAAAACTTCGTTTACGTAGAACAAAATATTCAAATTTTTGCCATAAAGTTTTTGGCTTCTTCTCCCTGTAATGTGATTTAACAAAATGCGCTATAGGGGAAAGCCTACCTGTTGGAGTAGGTTTTTTGTTTTCTCTATTACGAAACAATTTTTTAGCGACATCTAACCGGAAAGAGAAGCGTACCTGCCCTCTGTACCCTTCTCGTTTAGCGAACTGTATCTCCCACCCATATGCCACGTTGGTGTACATATTAAACACTGCTACAACGATCTGGATTAAACTCCAATGGTTATCAACGAGTTGCTCATCGGCGTGTAAATACCTCTCTGTGTTGTCCCATACTTCCCCGTAATCAAGCACATGTTGGGTAGGGACTCTATGGTTTCCTTTCCCCAGATACGTTACAGCCTCAGAAATTACTTTAGCTGGAGTTACTACCCCATGTTCATCTACGTTAACTATGTATTCGCGCCCACGAGCATAAGTATTTTTATGGTTCCCATAGCGGGAGAGCACATAATACCAACCGCTCCCTTGGGGTAATATGCAGGTGGGGCGCGTTGCACAACGCATGAGTGTATATAAGGTTAGCACTCTGTCTTTATGGTTTTCGCGGAATGCGACCATTGCAAATTTGGGGGGTTCGGTGCCATAAATAATGTTCACCTTCATCCCATCAAGTGTTACCGTACTATCCCCAGTAACCACTGGACACACTGGCCCCGGTGCAACCATCATTCTTCTAAGGTCTACCGCATCTTTTTTACTGAATGCTCTGTTAGGCTTCATCTTTCTTACAGCCTTAGTTGTTACATCTAGTATTATTTCCGCTTCCTCCTTCATTGCTTCTATATCATAAGTTTCTGATATTGGAGTGTGTATCATCTTTGTCTCTCTATATATTAATTCGCAACGTATAAACGTGTTAGCCCTGCTTCGCCAACAGATAGGGCTAGGTCTGCACTTACCAATCAATTCGTGTTAGTAGTTACTTCTTCTTTGCGTAGTTACGGCTACGGTTCTTCGCTCTACTCTCAATCGTCACGCCGTCCTTATTTTTGCCCCCCTTACTCAGCGCTTTTTTGTGACTGACATCCTTCCCCTCTCGCTTGTCGGCCTTACCGTTCTTGTTCTTATCACCCCCGGTTTTCTTTGCCTCAGCATCCATCTTCTGCCTAGCGCGTTGGCGTTCCATCCTTGCTGTAAACTCTTTACTACCTACTGGCTTGTTCGTTTGTTTCTTTCGATCTTCTTTGTTTTTATATGGCATTAGTTTCTCCCGTTATGTTCACATTCAAGTACTATGCAGTGCGCCTTGCAAAGGCCAGAGGGGTTGGGGTTCCAGACATCCTTCGCAAACGCGGTTTCCATCTTCGCATACCCACCTAACCACTTTCCCCACAGGTGCCCTTGGTCAAGATTCACGTAACTATCCTTCACTAACTCGTTTGAGACTACAAACAATAACCCCCCACGAACGGTTTTGATATTGGGGAAGAACTTAAAGACAGCCAAGGCCATCAACTCAAGCTGCCCTTTATCAGCATACCTAGCACTCTTCCCTGTCTTGTAGTCAATGACCCATGCAAGGTCTTCCTCTTCATCAATGATCACTAAGTCAGCAATCCCCCGCCACCACACATCATCTGCAAAGAAGTCACAGGGTTCTAGGTTCTCGGTCAAACCCATTTTGAACTCGCATAACTTATCCCCCTGCTTGGCGTTGAGGTTATCCAATGCCTCTTTTGCGTAGGCAAACTGGGGTGGCATAGGGGTCTCATCCCGTATGTACTCTTCTGCTGCTTCGTGAAACGCGGTGCCATAGAGCATCGCTGTTGTCTCACTTTCTTTGTATGTCTTAAGAACCTTAAGGTGTTGGAACTGCCTAGCGCACTGTTCAAACGACTTTATTTTACTGAACGACCACGGGGCTATACTCATTCTTCTCCATCCCTCCCAGTTACAAACTCATAAGCGTCTGTCAGTGTTTGAATTACATCTGGTAACTCGTCTACATCAAACGTCACAGTGTCAACTCGTGGGGGGTCACCCCCGTAATCACACTGGGTAATCACTACTATTATTTTGTTCCGTACCTTAAGCACCCCCACATCACTAGTAGTAATAACTTCTTCATCTGAGTACTGGTGTGGGGGTAACCTAACAGTACTTACAAGCCTACGTTCCGCGTACTCCGCTTTACGTTTTAAGAAGTCGATAACCTCTGCCTTAGCACGGTGTTCAACTGGACGCTTCTGACTCATTCGCAGTCTCCATAAGATAACCCTATACCTGATTCACAGTCGATAGGTAAGCCTTCAGCCCATACAGGTAACCAACGCATACACTCCTCCATGTATGCACGAGCTTCCTCTCCCTGTTCCGCCGGAACGCAACACGCAACAGAGTCATGTACTGTTAACACCACCTTATACCGATCACTAATTTTTAGCATCTGCTCCGCGATAATACATCGGGCGATAGCTTGGCACACATTCTCTATCAGCTTGCCACCGTAGATCCTTGTTCGGCCTTTACGTGTTTTATAGGTGTACTCGGGGCGCTCACCCTCATCCTCGGCTGGGGTACACGTTAGATCGTCATACCTCATAAGCAAACCAGAGGGTAACTCGATAGCAGATAGCTCAGGACGTACCTTCAGTACACCCTCTCGCCCTAGTGTAGTAAGGTTACTGTCTGTTAGGTTCTCAATAGTAAAGGCCGCATCGTTCCATAAACGCACTATGTGGTGATACTTATCACGGTAGACGCTAATAACTCTACGGGCTTCCTTAATGTCCATCTCAAAATCGAAAGTCTTAAGCTGCTCCACGAACCGGACAGCCCCCATGCCATAACCTGCCCCCAGTATCGTAGTCTTACCGACAAACCGTTGGGGTTTTGTTACTGCATCTTCATCCTCACCGCCGTAGATTATAACTGCCATCTTCCTATAGACATCCTTACCCTCGGCAAACGCTTGGACTAAGTCGTCCTGCCCTGCCAACCACGCAAGTACCCTCGCCTCAATCTGACTAGAGTCGCAATCTATCACTACGTACCCACGTGGGGCGACCATACTACGCTTTAACTTCTTACCATTTGCCCCTCGGCTAGGTAAGTTTTGTAGGTTGATCTTGTCATCGCCTCCGAACCTACCCGTGTGGGCAGCGTAGTACTTTATAGGTACAGGGAGCCACGGCTTACCCTGCTCCCCACGCCCCGCGATATCAATAAACCTCTGAGTACGTGTCTCTTCAAGCGTAGACTTGTTACCTAGTCGTGCATGGGCAAGCATATGCACCATGATGTTTTCATGATCCAGTAAGTCTATAAACCCCTGATCTGTTTTAGCAAACGCAAACGTCTCTTTCCCCGTTGTCGGACTAACCTTCGTCGGAGGCTTAACCCCTAGACCTTCAAGTAACGCAGCGAACTTATCCCCAGACATAAGGTCTTTCTTGGTGACCCCAGCATCTAAGATTAGCTGCTCTTTAAGGTTTCTGGTGTCCGCAATATGCTCTTCCAACAGTGACACATCTAGCTCAAGTATGGGTTCGATGAACATTCGTAGGGTCAGGTCTATAATCTTTAGTTCAGTACGAGGAAACGTGTTTGCCATAAGTCCGAACAGTTCATACGTTAACTCAACATCATTGATGCAGTAGTCGCCGTACAGGTCTAACGCTTCCTCAGTAAAATCACAACGATGTACCCCTATAGCATCGGCAACTGCTGTTCCTTTCGCTCCAATGTTGTATCGAGTAGCGAGTGCCTTAAGACTGCCTCCAACTTCCACGCCGTGTAAAGCCCTAGCAATACAAAGAGTGTCGAAGTAAACGTGAGGACGAATATCATAAATCCAATTGAGTATAGCACCGTCAAACATAGTGTTATGGCATAGTAGAGAACTCTCTTCCCAAGCGAAACCATCTAGGTATTCCTTCATCTGTCCGTGAGTGCCACTCGCCCACTCGGTTGGGCCATTGTTTACCTTGACCCCTACACCGATAACCTCAAAATCTAATGACCGAACGTACTCCTCAACTGTTAACTTTCGTAGTGAGAACTTACTATCGTAGTAAGTCTCAAAGTCTAGTGTGATTATGTCGATGTGCTTATCTCCCCACCACATGCGAGGTACCCACAAGCGTCTATCCAGTTGTCCCTGTTGCTCGGATTCTCATCGAGCCTTGCGATCTTCAGCATGGTCATCATTATGGCAACGTCTTTTGAGCTTATGTCCCTGTTAAGGTACACGCCCCAGTAAGCAGCGATCCTGCTGAAACTATCTTCAGGCTCCCCGTGGGTAGCTTGTCGGTCTCGGGTCACATACATTTTTGCCGTATCTAAGATTAACGCTCGATCAGACCTGATAGGTAGATCTTCTTCCACCCAAGCCTTACTTTCTTCGTTCATCATACTTCTCCAATGGTATCTAAATTAGTGCTGGTTTTTAGTGAGGACATCAGAGCCAGCGTGATGCATTTCGGGGAACAACCCCCTCCTCTATAAGGTCGGCCTCTGAGTGGGTGCGGGAGTTATGGGGTATCGTATCTGACTTTTAATGTTGGCCTTGAACTTAGCCCCGCCAGTTACAAACACGTACCTATGCTTCCTTGGTCTGGGGGCTAAATAAAAATCGTCCCCATACTTAACCCTTGCAGCTTGCGCTCTGTTTTTTACACCCCTGAACTCGTCTGATATGGTTTGCCCATGGAGATGCTCTCGACCTTTAATCTTCCAATCGGTTCGTTTCGCGCTAAGTCCACAATAAAGAAAGTTAGCTGCCTGATACACAGTACCCACGTGCCCTTGAGAAGTATCAGCAAAACTTACTATTATCTTACCTCGCGGGAGGAGCCTTAAAGACCGACCGACTAGCATA